CACCACAAGGGTAGAGATCCCTATGGGGTCTCTTTCCGAAGGTGCCAACCTAGAATTCCCTTCGGGAATTCCTTGGCAAAGCTCTGTTACATCTACTTGTGATCTGGTCGGAGGACCCTACGGGTCCTCAACCTTGCAGCCTCCGGCTGCTGAGGGGTTTATGGAGCATAGCGGAGTAAACCCCTCACCTTTTCTCATTTCATCATCCGTCGATTTATTTCTAAATGAAACTATATAAAAATTTAATCAATTATATTACGTAGTATGGATATAGAAAATAATTTAGAAAATAATTTAGAACTCCAAAAGATTCAAATCTCTACTATTATATCTTTAATGAGTGCCTTGTCTATACAAACAAACCAACTTGTTAAAAATATATTAATGGTTACTTCAATAACATTAACAATTGTTATTTGTATATTACTCAAAATGTGCATTATCGAAGATCGGTGAACGTTTCGATACGCTGCGAAGAAGCTTCTCGAAACATAGATCCTTTCCTAGAATCAGCTTTGCTGATTCGGTCGGAGAACCCGTAGGGTTCTCAACCTTGCAACCTTCGGTTGCTGAGGAAAGGATGAAATCGACGGATGATGAAATGTATTATCTGTCGATTTCATTTACGGCACCTTTGGTGCCCGTAAAACCTTCAACAAGCAAAGCTTGTTTCCATCTACAGATAATCTGGTCGGAGGACCCGTAGGGTCCTCAACCTTGCAGCCTCCGGCTGCTGAGGGTTTTACTACGTTACACTCCTCAGCACCACATTTGGTGGTGCAAGGTTGTATCCCCTGTAAGGGGATACCGACCGTAAAACCCACAAAAAGGTGTAAAAAATTGATTTAAATAAAATCTCATTAAATTAATAAAATAACTACAATGCCAGAGATGTTTACATTACTAAATAATTCACACAAGTTTACTACAGAATTCGTGAAACAACAGTTAGAGAATGGAAATAGTCAACCTAATACAAATATTACTATTGAGAATGTAATGATAAAAGCATTATTCGGTGGTATAATAAAAAATAATATTTCACCTTTTGTTAACATCAATGATGTGGTCATTGTTTGTGATGGTACTATTTATAATAGCAAAAAACTCTTTGAAGAACTAGATATTGAACCAGAAACCGATTACGACTATGAAATTATTGTTCATTTGTACATACGTTATGGTATTGAGACCACATTGCAATTGTTAGATGGAATCTTTGCATTCGCTCTTTTAGATCATCGGATGACTATTTCTAATGGAGAATTAGACTCAACAATGTATGTTGCTAGGGATCCTTATGGTGTAAAACCGCTTTACTTGTTACGTCCTAATACAAAAAATATTATGATTGAACATAACAAAACTTATGGAGATATTTACGCCCTTTCGACGAATATTGAAATGTTAAAAAATTTTGAAGAGGAGATGAATACGATTGAACATCCTGAAAACAATTCGCTCATTGTTAAAGGCAAACCCAAAAAGTTGTTTTATGTTATTGATTCAATTTTACCAGGTACATACTGTGTTTTCGAACAAAAATTTAGAGTAATGGCTAGTTGGCGATTTATTAGACATCATATTCCTTACCATATGTGTCAAATTGGTTTTAATACAAACAATATAATTGATACAAATCAATTGCTTCAAGAGGCAATAATTAAGCGAATTACTAATAAACCTATTAGTGTGATACTTACAGAAAACTATGAGACATTTATGACAGCAGCAATCGCTAATGAATGTTTTGAAGGTTTTACGGGCACCAAAGGTGCCGTAAAACCTAGATCATCCTTAGATGTAGTGCGCGCAGATGATCTTCGATCAGTGAAATCGACGGATGATGAAAATCCGACAGGCGGTTCATCCTCCATAGATAATGAACAATTAAATGAACAAGAAAAATATGTTAATACATTTAGTTGGTCATCATCTCTCAATAATGAAAAAGATATTAAATTAGTTACTGATTATATTAAAACAAATCATACAGTTGTTACTGCTACTGATACGGATATTGAAAATGAAAAAGAAAATATTGATCCAGAATTTACTGATGATAGTGACTCAACAACTAACTTCGGAGAATTTTGGTTGATGGCAAAAACAATTGCCCGTATCGCCCCTAATTCTGTCGTTTTCTTAGAAATTGGTATGGATAATTTGGACCAACTTTTTGAACCCGATCTTATAGATGCCAAGTCTCATATTGATTTTCAACATCGATTGCTCTATTATTTCAAATCGGTTTGTTCGGATCGTTTGAACAAGATTTCCAAAATATTTTGGCACCACGGATTAGAAGTACATATTCCTTGGTTAGACAATACATTAGTTCAGCATTTTATTACAAATTGTAAAAATGTTGAATTTACCTTTAATCCAATAGGTGTCTATGGGAATAAATTATTACCTGAGGAACTCTTCATCTAATTATCTTGTTTGTCTATCCACTTTTCCATAATAGCATAATCGATTGGATGTTTGGTTTTACATATTTTTATTTCCTTAGTAAATTCGTCAATAAATCCAAGAGCCATAATATTAACTCCAAAAACTCCTTCGTGATAATATATTCTATACATTTCGTTCTCCCACGAAATTTTCCTAACATATTTTGTGTTGATAAGTGAATTTGAAAATTTGATAAAACGCGACATAATATTATTGTTAATAATAATAATAATATTATCTTTATTATTCAATTTTGCAGGGTCAGAGAGCCGTAGGCTCTCAATCTTGAAGGCCCACAGCTGCACTGGGCCTTCTTAGGAACCTACGGATTAGCTTCGCTAGACCTGCTTTAGAATTCAGCATTAAACTCGAAAATGTCTTTGGCAACAGATTTATTTGCCAAAGCATACTCAGAATTAGTACGTTCAAAGAAATTCACTTTCGATTCAATACTAATCAACTCCATAAAATCAAATGGATTCGATGCATTATAGATCTTATCATATCCTAACTGTAACAACAATCGATCCGCAGTGAATTCAATATATTGTGTCATCAATTTGGCGTTCATACCAATCATACGGCAAGGAATTGCCTCAGTAATAAATTCTTTTTCTATTTCTACTGCTTCACTAATTATCTCAACAATTTTCTTTTTAGGTAATTTACGCACTAATTTGGAATAGAGAAGCACTGCAAACTCAGTGTGGAGTGCCTCATCCCTCGATATAAGTTCGTTCGAGAACGTGAGTCCAGGCATAAGACCACGTTTCTTAATCCAGTAGATGCACGCAAAAGAGGAAGAGAAAAATATTCCCTCGACAACTGCAAATGCTACCAATCGTTTGGCAAAACTACTGCGTTTATCATCTAACCATTTTTTTGCCCAGTTGAATTTTTTCGTTATGCAAGGATAATTCGTAGTGGCTTCAAACAATTTTGTTTTTTCCTCGTCATCTTTGATATACGTATCGATAAGCAGGCTATACATTTCTCCATGGATGTTCTCAATAGCTATTTGAAATCCGTAAAAAGCACGAATTTCGGAATTTTGTACATCACTCATAAAACGCACTGCCAAATTCTCGCATACCACACCATCCGACGCCGCAAAAAATGCTAGCACCATTTTTATAAAATTTCGTTCGTCTTCATTTAATCCATTCCAATCTTTCAAATCCTGAGCTAAGTTGACTTCATTTACTATCCAGAAACTATCAATCGCACGTTTATACATATCCCAAACATCATTATATTTTACTGGGAACATTACGTAGCGGTTATCATCAGGAGTAAGAAGGGGTTCAATGAAAGTCTGCTCGGACATTTTATACTAAATAATATACTCGTTAGATTTTATTCCCTTTTCACAAAATATTTATACGCGGTTCTATCGGTTAGATCCTAAAATAAAAATATAATATATATTTTAACCATGTTCGGGCTTTGTAAATATAAAGATCTTTTCGGCAAACCTAATGCAGGATTGCGAAAATATAGGATATTTAATATTGCTATACTTGATTGTGCTGTGGTTATTGTTATTGGATATTTAATTACTTGGTACTTTAAGTGGAATCTATGGATTACTTTAGGAGGACTATTTTTACTAGGCATATTTGCTCATAGAATTTTTTGTGTGCGTACTGGTGTGGATCAATTGTTATTTCCTTAAGGGAACCGTAGGTTCCCTTAATATCCCTCCCTTTTCAGGGGAACCTACGTCTAGCTCCGCTAACCCCTAAGTTGAGCTTCGCTCAACAAGGTTGAGGGCCTACTATGGGCTTCGCCCAAAACCTCTGACCCCTGAGACCCCCTCCCTTTAATTATGCTATCTTATTAGGCAGCATAATTTTTGTTCTATATCCCTACCTTATTACACCTTTTCTCATTTATAACGCCGACTTGTCGGCGATAAATGAGTTAAAAGGCAACGTTACTTTCGGCATTTTCAATGCCGAAAGGTGTAAAGGGAGGGGGTCTCAGGGATTAGCGAAGCTAGTCCGTAGGTTCCCCTGAAAAGGTTCCCTGCTATTTTTCTATATAATTAATTTCAATAGTTATATAAATTATGACGACTTCTCTCGACATCTCGGACAACCTCGGCGATTTTCGTATCGAACCTAAGAAACAACAACGAACACGTAAACCGCGAAAACAAAATGAAAAAGAAATTATGCACGAATATAAAGCCGAGGTTGAAAAAGAGCGAGAGAACTCAATTATGAAACAACGGAAATTATATGAAAATATGCAATATTTATCCGAAAAAGAAAAAAACAATTTTGAAAACAAAATGACTAGCCCAAAAAATCGCAGCCAAGAGCTATATTGCAGTCTCTTGAAAAAAAAGGAAAAAAAAATTGTTGTTGCTACTGGACCAGCCGGTACTGGTAAAACACTTTTTGCTACTGAATATGGTGTTCGCAATTTTTTATTAGGTAATTATGAAAAACTTATTTTTACTCGTCCTTCGGTATCCGTAGATGAAGATCTAGGTTATTTACCTGGGACGTTGGAAGAAAAAATGGCACCGTGGGTGCGTCCAATCTATGATATATTGTATAATTTTATTACCCCGAAAGAGGTAACCGCATTGATTGAAGAAAAAATTATAGAAATTTCGCCTTTGGGATATATGCGTGGGAGAACCTTTAAAAACTGTTGGATTGTTGCGGATGAAATGCAAAATTCGTCCGTTTCTCAAATGAAAATGTTATTAACGCGTTTAGGGGAGAATAGCCGGCTGGTTATTACAGGTGATTTAGAACAATTTGATCGTTGTGGAGAACTGAACGGACTAGACGATTTTTTAAACAAATTTAAAGGAAAACGGTCTTCTAGTATTAGCAGTTTTGAATTTCAACGTAGCGACATTCAACGTGAAGAAGTTGTGAAAGAAGTTCTCGATATTTATGGTGGAGATGTTCCAGATATTTATAATACTATGTCTGACGGATCCGATCGGGGTGCTGATTCACCAACCAATAATATCGATTCATAACATATACAAAAATGAAATTTTCCCCAAAAAATTTGCTTAAAATGAAATACAATTTAAATCCTATTTTGCATAATCGTGTTGTTCTTTACTTTATTGCATTATTAGCACTCGGTGATGTAGTTTATTTTTTAGGAATCAATGATATTTCCTCGTTTGTAATATTACTATTAGTAGGAATTTTAACCTCCTTTTTTAGCAAAAATATGATTGTTATCTTGGTAGTTGCTATGGTAATAGCTCATATTGTTAAATATGGTAGCGCTGCATATGTCAGTGAAGGTATGGAAAATCCTGATGATTCAGATAAGAAAGATGATAAAAAGAAAGATTCTAAAGATTCTAAACCATCAGATAAGACATCGTCCGATCCCTCTGATAGTAAAGAAGATCCAGTAAAAAATGATAACAAGGATGATAAGATAAAATATGCGGACTTGAAAGACGATTACAAAGATTTTCAAGTTGTTCAAAAAGAAATTATTTCGAATATGAAACAGATTGACCCTCTCTTAGAGAGGGCAGAATCGTTCATAAATAAATTTGAATCATATAAAAAACAAGAAGGTATGAGAGATAAATAGCAGGGTCAGAGAACCCTCCCTTGTGTGGAGGTTTATTAAATTATAAACAAAAAAGATTATAAATATAATTCATATTCATTGTTTTTACAAAGATAAATATTAGTAATATTACCGCTATTACTAATATTATCAATGCTTTGACATAATTCTGCTATCCAATCGTATCGATCATAGAAAACATCATCCTGTAATATACGGATTGTCGAATAACCATTTTCATTTGCACATTTTTCTTTAAATTTGTCGAACATATATTGTTCTTCAGGCGGAATCCAATTTCTAACCTGTTTAAAATGTTGTTTTCCATCTAATTCAATAATAATATTTTTCTCAGGAATACAAAAATCAAAAGGTAGACAATGAATATTTCTACACCATTCTTTCTTAAATTGTGAAGTAAGTGTTGGATAAATTTCGCTAATTTTTCCAAATAATTTTCCTTCTGTTTTATTTACACAAAATGGACATCCGCTTCTTGATAAATGTGATCCAGGGGATTGTTGAAATTCTCCATGTTTCTTACAGATTATGATAACATCTGTTGAATTATTTATATATTCAACTTTACTATAATCATATTTGTCTCCTTGAATTTTTGTTGCTTTTTCTAGAAATTCTTTTTTATTACTTCTTAAATTTTTAGAAATTTTCTCACCTCCACAATAACTACATCCACTTCCATTAAGATGACTGTTTGGTTCCTGTGAAAATTCTCCGTGTTTTTTACATATAATTATTACTTTTTCTGAACTTCTTATATAATTACATCTACTGTAATCATAACAATCTCCGTGAATTTTTATTGCCTTTTCTAGAAATTCTTTTTTGTTACTTCTTAAATTTATAGAATTTTTCTCATTTCCACAATCATAGCACCCACAACCACTAAGATGACTGCTTGGTACCTGTAAAAATTCTCCGTGCTTTTTACATATAATTGTTACTTTTTCAGAATTTTTTATATAATTACATCTACTGTAGTCATAACAATCTCCGTGAATTTTTTTCGCATTTTCAATAAAATCTTCTGTGCTTTTTCGCATTATATAAGAACATTTTTCATATTTACATTTACTGCAACCACGTCCAGATAAATGACCATTAGGAGTTTGGTTAAATTCTCCATGTCTATTGCAATTTATTTTTACTTTCGTTCGTGAATTAATATAATCGACTTTACTGTAATCATAAATATTTCCGTGTTTCAAAATTGCTTTTTCAACGAACGTTTCTTTATATGTCATTTATAATTAATATAAATGACATAGTTTTATATTTGTTTTATACTAATTATTTAGCATGGCATAATTGCTGCATAAAATATTTATTTACTCATTGTCCCCATACAAACGCTATGCAATAATCTATTTTGGAACCAAAAAATTCCATATCCTAAACTTACTGCTATCATTGTCATCCAGTAATCACTACCCTTCTTCTTTATAATACCAAGATAGATAGCAGAAATCAAATAGAAAAATAACCAAACAAATCCAAGAATCGAAAGGAAGAGGAACCAAATGCAGTAGTCGCGAGCAAGTGGACCAAATAAAGTGTCAAATAATAATCCAGCCATTATATGTTATCTCTAGAAAAATAATTACCTTTTTGCTAAATAACTCGATATTTACAAAATATTTAATAAAAATAATAAATTTAATATACTATTTAGTGTATTAACAATCTTAATAAATATTATTCTTATAAATAGGAATAAACGTAATTATATTCTATAAAATATAATCAAATTATATACGTACTGTGTTATATGGAAAATTCAACTATATGGAAAATTATTGATAAATATTTCGTAGATAATCCTAACGTACTCGTAAGACACCATATCGAATCGTATAATAATTTCTTTAAAAATGGTATCTTCCAAATCTTTAAAGAAAAAAACCCCCTAAGAATTCAAACCCAATATGATGATGAAATCGGCGATTATCGTCATCAATGTGTTATGTATTTCGGCGGAAAATCCGGTGATAAAATCTATTTTGGTAAACCTGTAATTTATGATAACAATGAATCACATTATATGTATCCTAATGAAGCCCGACTGCGTAATATGACCTATGGTATGACTGTCCATTATGATATTGAAATCGAATTTATCAACCATTTACGATCTGGAGAACAACCCAATGTTCCTGGTCTTGAATTGATTGAGGGAGGCTTTAAGGAACCACAAGAATTCGAGTATATTAAAAATAAAACTACTGCTGACCTTGAACGAGAACTTGAATTATCAAAACAATTGGATCGTAAACAACAATCAGGTGGTGGTGATGACGAAGAAAAATTGGAACAATCAGGTGGCGCGCCAAACTTATCCGATGACCTATGGTCATCTACTAAGTTAGTAGTTGGAGGCGTAACCGCCCCCCGACCAAAAAATCCTCCTAAACGCCGTAAACAACGTAAATTAGATACAGAATTAACTGCTGCTGAAACCGCCCTTTTTCGCGAAGCTATTGAAAAGTCTATGGTTGCTCCTAATGTCCAAAAGGAAACAGTTATTTTGGAAAAAATATTACTAGGTAAATTCCCTATTATGTTACAATCCCATTATTGTGTTTTAAGTGGATTACCCCGTGAAATACGTCATACTATGGGCGAATGCCGTAACGATGTTGGTGGGTATTTTATTATTGACGGTAAAGAAAAAACCATTATTTCCCAAGAAAAATTCGGCTATAATATGCTCAATGTTCACGAAGGTGATGGTGACGTTGTCCTTTGTGCAGCGGATATAACCTCGGTTTCTGAAAATGTTTCTAAACCTATCCGTTCTCTCTCTGTGCGTATGATGGCACCCACCGCATCCTATACCTTTAAAAACATTGTTGTTAAATTACCGAATGTCCGAGCCCCTGTTCCCCTTTTTATATTGTTCCGCGCATTGGGTATCGTAAGTGACAAACAAATCATCACTATGTGTTTGCTCGATCTAGAAAAATACGAATCTTTGATCGATATGTTTGAACCATCTGTCCACGATGCTGGTGGTATTATGACACAGCGTACTGCTTTAAAATATATTGCTAATCTGACCAAATATAAAACTACCGAAAATGCTTTAGAAATCTTGACAGACTATTTTTTACCTCACGTTGGAGAACTTAATTTTATGCAAAAAGCTTATTTTTTAGGTTATATGGTTAAAGAAATTTTGTTGGTTCATTCGGGAATGAATCTACCCACAGATCGTGATAATTATAAATTTAAACGGCTAGAATTGGTAGGTTCTCTTCTTAATGATCTTTTTAGAGAATATTATACCATACAAATGAGACAAATCCATTTACTATTTGAACAGAAGATCACGTACAACCGTGGACTTTACGAAGACAATTTAAAAGGATTGGTTTATGAGAATTATAAAGAAATATTTAGAGAACGGGTTCTCGAATCCGGTTTTAAAAAAGCATTCAAGGGTAATTGGGGTTCTCAACCACATACCAAACGTGTCGGTGTGATTCAAGATCTTAACCGATTATCACATAATTCTATGATGAGCCATCTACGTAAAACCAATTTACCCCTGGATTCCTCTGTTAAATTAGTAGGTCCTCGTGCCCTCCACAGCACCCATTGGGGATACTTTGATCCCATTGATACTCCCGACGGAGCAAATATTGGTGTACATAAACATTTATCTATTTCAGCTTATGTTACTCAAGGGTATTCTAGAGAACCTATCATCCAATGGTTACGTGAAAAAGTGGATATGAAACTAATAGAAGATTGTTCTCCACTCATACTATCTAGACTTACCAAAGTATTTGTCAATGGATTATGGGCAGGAGCTATTGATATTCCTATACAAACAGTGGAAAAAATCCGGCTTTTTCGTCGTAATGGATTGATACCTACCTATACCAGTGTTAATTTTGATATTGGACGTAATACGATTTTTATTTATACAGATGCAGGGCGTATTAGCAGACCTATTTTCTATAAAGATAATGAAACAGGCAAGTTCTCCTTTGATGTGGAGAACATTCAAAAGAAATTAGAAGCAGGAGAGTTCTCTTGGAATGATTTAATAAGTGGTTTCAATAAGAAAACTATCAAAGGACCTTTTTTATCTAACATATATGAATTAAATGAACTATACGAGAACATTGATAGCGAGTCTAATCCTGCCAAATTAAAACGATTTTTAGATGAAAAAGCTATCATTGATTATATCGATGCTAGTGA